TATTACAAAAAGCAAAGTCCTCACCAACCACTTTTCCCTCAGATTCATCATATCCAGTGTCCCAAAAATTATAAGAAAATTCACTGCTTTTAACTTTTTCATCTATTAAGTTTTTTTGATTTAATTTTAAATTTGGATAATATTTAATTAATCTTTCATAAGCCGATCTTTTAATAACCATACAACCTGCTGGTCCTTTTTCTATTTCTACAATTCCATTATTTACTTCCATATCTTCAGGATTTAATACTTTTATTGGCCATGTGAAACCCCCTTTGTTTAAAGGCATTTTATAATTTTTCCACATCTCATCCGCTTTTCTCCAGTCATATGATTTTAATGGATAAGGTATTAAGATTACTTCTTTATCCGCTTCTATCATTCTAAAAATATCTTCAGGATTAAATTCAATGTCCGTGTCAATAAAAATCATATGTGTATAATCAGTGCTGAGAAAAGAACTTGTGCAGTGATTACGACCGAAAGTTACTAAAGATGCTTTGTGTAAATGTAATTGAATGTGACATTTTCTTTTATGACACTCTGCCTGAAGTAAAAATATTGAACGTAAATAATGAATGTCAACTAAACCTGTTGTTGGTGATGTAACGAACAGTTTCATTTTACAATTAATTCATCTATAAATTTTCCACAATACTGATGTTCTCCAACATGTGTTATAATATCGTTAACATAGGCATGACACTTACCGCCAATATCTTTCCAACGTTTGCAAAAAGCAAAATCTTCACCCATGTAAGTGTGAGTTTCTTGATCGAACATAGTATCAAAAAAATTATAAAGATAAGGTTTCTCAATTGGTTTACCGTTAATAATTGTAGGTTGGATTATTTTTAAATGAGGATACTTATCAATCATTTTTTCAATAACAGATCGTTTGATTAACATGCAGCCTGTTGGTGAGTGTGATACTTCTATGACTCCCTTATCTATTTGTACATTTTCTGAATCCTCTAATCGCATAGGATAAGTGTTACCTCCAGTTGATAAATCAATTACATTTTTAATTTTACCATTTTGAAAGTTTTCGAGTATCTTTTCCCAATTAATTGTTTTCATAGGATAAGGAATAGAAATAACATCTTTGTCTTTTTCAACCATAGTAAATATAGACTTTGCTTGAAAATCTATATCTGAATCAATAAACAACAAATGTGAATGGCCTGTCTCCATAAATCCACCTACAGATAAATTTCTTCCTTGTGTAACTAAAGATGATTTAAATAATTGAAATGTTACTTTAACTTTTTTTGCATAACATTCTTTTTGAAATTCTAATAAGGCTTGTGTATAATGAATAGAAACGTCAGAATGAACTGGTGTTGCTATGAATATAGAAAAATCAGCTCCATCTTCAAGTTTATCGGCAGGTCTTGGTTTTATCCAAATAGGTTTACTTGCGTCTTGCATTCAATGCTCCTGTTAAAAATTGAGTCCATTGATTTCCTTGTTTCTCCCAATTGTAAAAGTTGTTAGTGTATTTCATTTGAAATTTTAAATGATCAGTAATGTAATTTTCATGTAAATGTTCTGCAGCAACTTCAATAGCCATAGCAAATTTTTTTGCAAGTCTCAAATAATCTTTTTCATAATGTATGTAAATTGGAAACTCAGCACAAGTTTCGAATAAAGCACCAAGATCAGTAGTTATTAAATAAAGCCCAGCAGACATAGCTTCTAATGCTGATATACAAAATGTTTCTTCCCAAATACTAGGATAAGCAAAGATGTGATATTTGTGTAAATTTTCTAATATGTATTCATGTGGTTTATAACCAATATAATTTACATTAGACAAATGTCGTGCTTGATCATAAAGTTCTTGATAAGCAGCATCGTTTGCTTGTTTAAAATTATCTCCATAAACTTGTGTTGAAGAATACACATCCAATGTTATTAATGGATTTTTAATAAATTGCATTGCAGCTAGAATTACATTTAATCCTCGCCAAGGAGTTGGATGAAATATTAATTTAATAGGATCACCTTTTTTATAATTTAAATCTGAAGGTTTAATGTTTACAACACCGTTTTTAATGACAGTGCATTTCTCTGTTGGTACATCAAAAGCCATTCTAAACTTTTCATAATTCCAATGTGAATTAAATACATACCAATCATATTTATTGTGATTTGATTTGTCTTTAAACCAGGGTGCTAAATTTGGTTGATCGTATGAATTTTTTTGCCAAAGTATATTTACTTTGTTTGGATCTAATGGGACTTTGCCTGGGACAGAAGTACAGATTTGTACTTGATCTAATAGTTTTTTATCAACGTATTTTCTTAAAAACTCAAATTGAAGTTCTGTGCCACCTCTGGGTTCCATTACTTAGTCTTACCAAATAATGATAAATGTGCAACAGTTACTGCAACATCTTGTGCAATATCTTCTTGTTTTGTTGGTGTACTTGGATTTGCTACATCAGCATTTGCTTCAGCTGCCGATGCATATACTTCACCAGTTACTTTGTTTCTATAAGTAATTTTTGTAGGGCACTTTATAACAGGTACTTGTTTACCATCTATAGTAACATACTCTTTAATATATTGATCCGATATTATTATTTCTTCATCCATATCAATTAAATCCCATTGGACATTTACTTTTTACTTTTTCTTCAGTGTATGTAATTTTGTATTCTTTAGTTTTCTTACCATATCTATAACCTAAATAAAATGAAAAAGCTATAAATAATAATACTATTAATGTATGCCAAATATAAAACATCATTTTCTTCCTTGTCCTTTATATTCTTTTTTATCTTTTCTTTTATTAGGTCTTTTACTATGCCTACCAGGTCTTTTCTTATTGGTACGTTTAATAAAAGTTCCGTGTCCTGATTGTACTTTTCTAGCCATTTTGTTGAGATCTATTTATCAAAGCATATGATATTTGTCCAGAAATAGAATTAGCAGTATCTGCTTGAAATTTAAGGCTATCACTTTCTTCTAATACCAATGTATTATTTACTGCATTATCAGTTATATCTCCACCAACATCACTATGAAAAAACTTATAACTTGTAGCCTCTGAACTATCTCTAAAAAAGAAATCCACCACACTTGAAGATGGGGTATCGTTTACAACAGTAATCTCTTTGATTATTGCTCTAGAAGATGAGTCAATAGTTAAAACTGTTGTAAGATTTGATGTTGTTAAACTATATCCCTGAACTTTATATACTATTGTCATTATGTAATTACTGTTGTTACTGAAGCTACCGTTATATTTAATCTAGACCCAGTTAGCAACGCAGTATTTGATGTATTTGTTTGACGAACCTTACCTGTACCTATTAAAAACCAAGCAAAGGTTTGAAAATCTTCTAATACCTCTTCACTATAAGAAGTATTTAACTGAGATTTTAAAGTATCTAATGCTTGTATAATTTGTCTTTGATTATCAGTTGAGTATTGTGGCGATGGTTCAGGTATGTAAAAATCTATTTTAGCCATTATCTTCTTCCGTCTGGTTGTATGTCTACTCTAAATATTCCATATCTCCAGTTTTCATCTACACCATCATTTTCTATTTTAATACTTGCTAGTCTCGCGCGCCCGCGCGTATCGACTTTATCCGTATCTGAATTAACAGTGAATGGGCCAATTGTTGTTTGCCCCTTTAATGTTGTTGTGTCTGCAGGATAATTTCTTAAAAACAAAGTTACTTTACAATTACCTTCAAGGTTTTTAAAATCAGGTATAAATCTATTTATCTTTAAGAAATATTCACCATCTCCATCTAAATCTAAATCAAAATCACCTGATCTAATAAATGCGGGTATTGCTGTTTCAGCACCTGCTGAATTTACTTCATTAACACCAGTTTCATGTTCGTAAAATATAGAAGCCCCTAAACTTACTCCATTAACAATAGGAAATGTTGGCGTGGCTGCCGCGTCATATTCTGTAGCGTAAGGCTTGTCATAAACAGATGCATCTGCCCAAGTTGTTCTAGCAAGTGATCCTGTTGTCCAAACTTTATCGCCATAATTGTAAGTGACTATTCTATCTATTAATGTTGAGTTAGCCTTTGTGTAAAACCAATTTATTTCTTGGAATAAACTATTATGACCTGCAAAAACTGTTTCATCTTGATCATAGTTTATACCTAAGTTATCGCCGTTTGTTGTAAATACAAAATCTTCGACTAAACTAGGAACTGTTAAAACCGTACCGTCAAATGCGAAGAATCCTCCAGAATCACCCATCCAAAACACTAATCCATTTGCATAGATCATTGCGTGCTGACCTAGACAACCACAATTAGACCCAACCTTTCTAATACTAAAAGTAAAAGGAGGACCTACAAATTGCATTGAATAAGCAGCATCATCTGTAAGAATAAGAATATAATCTTTTGCTCTAACAGCTCCTACTATTTTAGTACCAGCGTCTAATCTGAATGTACCTGCTGTGTTTGTTGATGTTGGAGCATAAGTGTTAAAATCTTCTTGATCTGAAAATCTAATTAACATTTTATCTTGAACTGCTCCACCAACAGTCGTTGTAGTACCTAGATGAACAAGATGACGATCTCTGTCTGATACTATAGTCATAACAGATTTTTGAGGCATTGAAGCATTGATTACTGCTCTTGTAGTTAATCCTGAATCTGGATCCCAAGTAAATGTAGGGCCGTTGTGCATTGTTGCTACTAATATTTGTCCAAAGTTATCTAATGACCAATTTGCTGGATCTAACCTAATCGATGTTTGAACTGAAGATGCTTCGCCCCAACCAACATAAGTAGCTGCATCATAAACTATTGCATTATCAGCGTGAGATGCTGCAGCTGTGCCTTCGGCTCCTCTACCGCAAGTTAAGAATTGTGTTCCACTTAAACTAGCATAAGTAATTAATTCTGAATCTATTAGGATAGTTCCTGACGCAGGAAATCCTGTAGTTGAATCTACTGTAATAGTTCCAGTTGAATTATTGATTGCTCCATTTAATTGATTTTGAGTAACTGTTGAACTAAATCCACCCCAGTTAAATGTACCATAACCATATCCATATGTTTGTCCAAAAGGACCAAAATCATAGTAAGGTGTACAAGAGGCAGCGCCAGAAGTACTAGCAGTTCCACTTGATGCAGTTGGTAAAGTGACTGTAAAAGTGCTTGATGAAGGTGTTGTTATGACCTCAAATAAATTTGTAAAGTCTGCTGCGGTTGTTCCTGTAGGTGGTGTTACTGAAGTAAATTTAACAATTCTTCCAACAGTTAAACCATGTCCTGCTTTGTTAAC